TCAAGTTATTCTGGAGAGTTTGCAGGAAAATATCTTGCAGCTTCTTTATTAACTGCAAAAACATTAGATGATGCAGCAATAACTATTATGCCAAACATTAAGTATAAAGCTGCTATGAAAGTAGGAAGTTTTTCAAACTTAGTAAGAAGTGCAGATTGCAATTTCGATGATTCGACTTCTGGATTAAACTTACAGGAAGCAATTCTAACTCCAACTGAGTTACAAGTAAACTTACAAATCTGTAAAAAAGAGCTACATTCTGATTGGGAAGCTGCACAAATGGGATATTCTGCATTTGATAGCTTACCTCCACTATTCTCTGATTTTGTAATCGCAAGAGTAGCTGCTGAGGTAGCAAGTGCTACAGAAACTTCTATATGGAGTGGAGCTGCAGGAGAAGGAAACTTTGACGGATTTACTGCTTTAGCTACTGCTGATGGAACTGTAGTAGATGTTGCACAAACTGCCGTTAATGCAGGAAACGTAGTAACTGAATTAGGAAAAATAGTTGATGCTATTCCAAGTGCAGTTTACGGAGCAGATGACCTACACATTTACGTATCACAAAATATTTATAGAGCTTATGTTAGAGCTTTAGGAGGATTTGGTGCATCAGGTGTTGGAGCTAACGGATATGACAACAAAGGGAACAACCAATCATTAAATGATTTATTCTTTGATGGTGTTAAAATCTATGCTACATCAGGATTAGCTGACGATACTGCAGTTGCTGCAAGATCAAGTAACTTATTCTTCGGAACAGGTCTATTAAATGACAGAAACGAAGTTAAAGTAATTGATATGTCAGATATCGATGGATCACAAAACGTAAGAGTAATAATGAGATATACTGCAGGGGTTCAAATCGGAATCGGTGCTGACGTAGTTCTTTATTCTTAATATTTTTAACTAACATATAAGAGGGTGGGTATTAATCTACCTACCCTTTTTTAATACTAACAATTATGGCTTGTATATTAACAACAGGTAGAAAAGTTCCTTGTAAATCAGCAGTAGGTGGTCTAAAGACTGTTTACTTTGCAGATTACGGAACTCTTGGAGATGCTACTATTGTAGATGGAGAAATTACTGCTCTTGCAGGAAGTCCTACTTTATTTCAATTTGATATAAAAGGAAATTCTTCTTTAGAATCTGCAATCAATAGCTCAAGAGAAAACGGAACTACATTCTACGAATCAACATTAAACTTAACGCTTACTTTCCTAGAAAAGGCTACACAAGAAGAACTAAAATTAATCGCACACGCAAGACCTCACGTTTTTGTAGAAGATTATAATGGTAACTACTTTGTAATGGGATTAGAACACGGAGCAGAGGTAACAGGAGGATCAATCGTAAGTGGTGCTGCTATGGGAGACCTTAGTGGATTTACACTAACTTTAGTTGCTCAAGAAACTGCACCACCATACTTTATTACAGGTTCTGTAGTAACAGGAGATGCAAGTGGAACACAAATTGCACCTAATTAAAATAATTTTTGTATATTACAAAAGTTTTCATTAATTAATTTTTAGATTAGAGAAAGAGGGGAGTTTTAATGCTCCTCTTTTTTTATACACAAAATCTAAACTTTGTACGTTATATAAGTATGATACACTTAACGACATCTGCATCGGCACAGACATTTAAGGTAATACCTAGAAGCTATGCAAGTACTGTAAGTATGATACTAAGAGACGATTCAACAAACACCTCTACAACATACTCAGTAAGTACAACAACAGATAAAAATTATTTAGTGATATCAAAAGCATTAAGTCCTATATTAGTAGAGGGAAGGTTTTACGACCTTACTTTAAAAGAGGGAAGTAATGTAATTTATAAAGACAAAGTTTTCTGTACTGACCAAGCTATATCAAGTTACTCAGTTAATAATGGAGAATATACAACACCATCAGGAAATGATGCTTACGATAATGATTATATAGTAATATGAAAAACAAATCAGATTTAAGTATAGTAAATTTAAGTACCTACACATCTCCACAAGTCAAAGAGGTAAGTGGTAAAGATTGGATTGAGTACGGAGGAGATAACAACTATTTCCAATACTTAATAGATAGATACAATGGAAGTCCTACCAATAACGCTATTATAAATGGTGTTAGCGAGATGATTTACGGAAAAGGGTTAGATGCTACCAATTCAAATAAAAAGCCTGACCAGTACGCTCAAATGAAGTCTTTATTTAATAATGATTGTGTAAGAAAATTATGCTATGATTTAAAATTAATGGGACAATGTGCTATACAAGTTATCTATTCAAAAGATAGAAGCAAGATTTTACAGTTAGAGCATATACCTATTGAAACTCTTAGAGCTGAGAAATGCAATGATAAAGGAGAGATAGAGGGTTATTACTATTTTAGTGATTGGGCAAAGTACAAGCGAGGAAACGAACTAACAAGAATACCTGCATTCGGAACTTCTAAGGAAGGGCTAGAGATACTTTATGTAAAGCCATACAGAGCAGGTTTTAAATATTATAGTCCAGTAGATTATCAAGGTGGTACACAATACGCTGAATTAGAGGAGGAAATTTCTAACTTTCATTTAAACAACATTCTTAATGGTCTAGCACCTAGTATGTTAATTAACTTCAACAATGGAACTCCTGATCCTGAACAAAGAGAAATGATAGAAAGAAGAATCTACGAAAAGTTTAGTGGTTCTAGTAATGCAGGTAAATTTATATTAGCGTTTAATGACAATCCAGAAACTGCTGCAAGTATCGAACCTGTACAGTTAAGTGATGCACATCAACAATATGAGTTTCTAAGTTCAGAGAGTTCTAAAAAGATAATGGTATCTCACAGAATTGTAAGTCCTATGTTATTTGGTATTAAGGATGATACAGGACTAGGAAACAATGCAGATGAATTAAAGACTGCATCTATCTTATTTGATAATCTTGTAATTAAGAGCTTTCAAGGTCTTTTAATAGAGGCTTTCGATAAAATACTAGCTTACAACAATATATCGTTGCATTTATACTTTAAAACGCTTCAGCCGTTAGAATTTACAGACTTAGAGAATGTAGAGGATGATGAAACAAGAGAAGAAGAAACAGGAGTTAAACTTTCAGAAGATAACGAAATAGCAGACAAGCTAATTGACTTAGGAGAGAATGAAGAAGATATATTAAAAGAATATGATTTAATTGATGAACACGAGGTAGATTATGAATTAGATGATGAGCTTAACGAAAAAATCGATGAACTAAACAATGAAGTAAAACTAGTTAGTACAGGTCGAGCAAACAAAACGAAAGATAGTGAGCAAGATGGTACAACTAAATCTTCAAGAGCTTTAGGGTACACATTTTTAGTTAGATATACATACACAAAAGCACCAGGCAAAGCAGATTCGTCTAGAGAATTTTGTAAAAAAATGATGAAGGCTAAAAAGGTATATCGAAAAGAAGATATTATGGCTATGAGTAATGTAGCCGTGAATCCAGGCTTTGGTAAAAATGGAGCTGCGGAATATAACATTTGGCTATACAAAGGAGGAGCTAGATGTTTTCATCGCTGGACAAGAAAGATATTTTTAAGAAAAGACGATACTAAAGGTGTTGGTAAAAGCATATCAACAAACAGAGCTATTAAAGCAGGATTCAAACCAGAAACGAACAATAAAAAAGTAAGTATAGCACCTAAGAATACAAAATATAAAGGATATACTGCAGCTTATTGGAAAAAAATGGGGTTTAAAAATTAATTATGGCAACAGTATTATTTATATCAAGAACAGATTTAGTTAAGAACAGTATTATCGATGGTAATACAGATACTGATTTGTTTATACAATTTATTAAGATTGCACAACAAATAGAAATAAGAAACTATTTAGGAACTAAGCTATACGACAAAATAGGAGCAGATATTTCAGGATCTGGTTTATCAGGAAACTATCTAACCTTAGTAAATGATTATGTACAACCTATGTTAATATGGTATGCACAAGCAGAGTATTATCCTTATGCAGCATACAAAATCAAAGCAGGAGGCGTATTTAAAGGAATATCAGAGAACTCTGAATCAGTTTCTAAAGGAGAAGTAGATTTTCTAGTAAACAAAGCAAGAAACACGGCAGAATACTACACACAAAGATTTTTAGATTACATAAACAACAATAGTGATTTATTTCCTGAGTATAATGATAATAGTGGAGGAGATGTATTCCCTGATTCAGATGCAACATTTAATGGATGGGTACTTTAAGATACAAACCGAAAGAAAAAAATATAGTAAAACTAAAACAGTATTTAAACAAATACGAAGATTTATTTAAGAAGATAAAGAAATGGCAAACACGATAAACTGGGGAATAATTTATAGTTATAGTTGGTGGGGTAATGCTACCAATCCTATATATTGGGGTTCTGTATATGACATAGAATACTTAACTTCTGATTTAAGAAGAAGAACAAGCACATACGAAAACAACATAATGACTACTCAGTTATTAGAAAACCTTAAAAACTGTTAATATGAGTTTATTAGAAAAAGCAAGTATTATTACAACTCCTACTGCTTATGGGGTAGGTGTGTTAAATTCTATAAAACCAGCTATTCCTGTTGGCGATGGAGATTTTGATTTCGCAAGAACATCAACTGCCACTCGTGTTAATGAAGATTACTTAATAGAAACAGTTGCAGCCAATATACCGAGATTAGATTATACTAATGGTGTTGCACAAATCTTAGTTGAGCCAGAGAGTACTAACTTGCTTAATTATTCTAATGATTTCAGTAATTCAGACTGGACTAAACAATCTGGAGTTACTGCAACTTATAACACAACGGAAACTTTAAGCCCAGATGGAACTTATAATGCTACTAAATTAATTGGTAATGGAACAACTGGTATTTTTGATTCAGTTACTGTTTCTGGTGTAGTTAGTCGTTCAATATATATAAAAAGCGTTACAGGAAATGTTAATGTAATACTAAAAGACCCTCAAAATACTGTTACGCAAAAAACTTTAAATGTTACTACGCAATGGCAAAGGTTTGAATTAGTTGAAGATAACACAATATCAAGTCAGGGTCTATGGGTTGATGACATTCCCTCTTCAGGAATATATATATACGGTGCACAAATAGAATCTCAATCATACTCTACATCGTACATACCAACAGACGGTTCATCAATTACAAGAGCAACAGAAACATTAAGTAACGCTGGTAATAGCGACTTATTCAATGATACTGCTGGAACTTTATATTGTGAAATCGCTGCTTTAAATAATGATGGAGTAAGAAGGGATATATCTTTTTCAAATGGAAATACTAGCAATGTTGTAAGAATTTCTTTTCATTCTGTATCAAACACAATAAGAGCTCAAATTAGAGCTGGTAATGTTTTAGTTGCATCACTCTCTTATGTTGTTCTAGATGTTAAAGACTTTTACAAAGTCGCATTATCATTTGATGCAAATCGTGCAAGGTTATTTGTAGATGGAGTTGAAGTAGGTCTTGACACTAGTGTTACTACACCTTCAGGCTTAAACACTTTAGACTTTAATGCTGGAGGTACTTCAGGTCCTTTTTATGGAAAGTGTAAAACAGTTGCAGTATTTAAAGAAGCATTATCAGAATCAGAAATGGCTTGTTTAACAAGTACAGGCAATAGAGAAATATTTTTAAATTATTATTATAGAATGCATTATGTAGGAGCAAATATAGATGCTTTAAGTTGTGCAGAAAAAACTTTTAACGTATAAATTATGGCAACACCAAGTTTAGCAATGATACCATCTGCTTATGCAGATTCAAAATTATATTCAGTACTTCCTAATAATGGAGATGGGGATTTTACTTTTACTAGAGATAGTGCAGCTACTCGTATTGGTTCTAACGGACTAATACAAACTGCAGGATTCTTTGGAAATGAATTAATTATAAATGGAGATTTTAGTACAGATTCTGACTGGAATAAAGGCACAGGTTGGACTATTGAAGGAGGTGCTGCTGTTAAAAGTGCTGGAACACAGAGTGATTTAGACCAATTCCAAGTAACAACATTAGGAAACAGTTACAAAGTAGAGTTAATTGCTTCTAATATAACAGGAGGTTCAATAACCGTTAGACTTGGAACAGCATCCTCAGATACTATAGGTACAATTGAAGCAAATGGAACTTACGTTTTTTATGGAACAGTAGCATCAGACCTTAGATTGAGGATTCGTGCAAATTCTATTTTTAGCGGTTCAATAGACAATGTTTCTGTTAAAGAAGTATTAGGCAACCAACCGAGATTAAATTATGATTTAAACGCAAACGGAGAACCTTCATCTTGCCCTTCTTTTCTTATGGAAAAAGATGGAACTAATCTTAGTGTAAACTCTCAAGATTTTAGTAGAGATGCTTGGGGTAAATTAAATGCAACTATAACTACTAATGTAACAACCTCTCCAGATGGTTTAATAAATGCTGATAAAATAACAGATGATACTGTCAATGCTAATCATAGGGTTAGTGATACTTTTGCAGTAATAGATACAAAAAATTATACAATGTCTGTTTTTGCTAAATATGTTGAAGGTTCTGATATTGATAAAATATTCTTACTTGGGCAAACAAGTACACCAACGACAAGAGCATATTTTGATATTAAAAACGGAGTTGCTTTAACTGGAGGAGGTACTATACAAAATTATGGAAATGGATGGTATAGAGCTAGTATGGTAGTAACTGCTAACGCAACTGGAAATTTAACTTTTGGTATAGGTCTAACAGATACCGATGGAAGTCATAATTACTCAGGTACTGGAAACGGAGAAATGTTTATTTGGGGAGCTCAATCAGAATTAAATCAAGCTCAAACTACTGTATATACATACGCTTCTAGTTATGTTCCAACACAAAAAACAATACAAACAAGAGCAATAGAAACTTGTTTAGATGGTGGAAATGCAAATACCTTTAATAATTTAGAAGGTGTTTTATACGCAGAATTAGCTGCTAATGTTAATGATGCTTCATTTAGAGCAATAAACTTAAACGATGGAACTGCTACAAATAGAGTTACCATAAGATATAGGTCTAATGTCAATTTTTTTAATCTGCGTATAGAAGCTAATGATGTTAGTATTATTTCCGAAATTATATCGGTAACTGATGTACTTGATTTTCATAAAGTTGCTTTTCAATATACAAGTGGCAATATAAAAGTTTTTATAGATGGAGTAAGTAGATACACAAGTGCAACAACATATACTGATTTAAATATTGATAGAGTGAATTTTGATAGTGGGGAAGGCAGTAATAAATTTAGAGGTAAATGTAAAGATTTAAGAGTATATAACGAATCATTAACAGATGCTCAATTAATAGCATTGACACAATAAATAAATAAATATGAGAATTTCAAAATACGAATTTGATTCACAAGAAGCAGCAGAATTAAAAATAGCAGCTTTACCACACGCAACAGACGAAGATGGTAATTTACAACCTTCACATTCCCACACTATTGTTAAATTAGGAAACATAGTATTAGAAAAAGGCGAGTACGATGAAGATGGAAACGAAACTAAAGCACCTGTATTATCAGACAAATATTGTGTTGATGTACTATGGAAAGATTTAGAGGAAGTAGATGAAGATGGTAATGTAACTATAGACCACCCTTACGGTTGGAAGTCTAAGGCTATTGATTTAGATGATGAAGGAGTACACGGATTCTTCGGTTTGTCTTACCAAGATAATAAAATGTAATGATACAAGACTATAAAACATTGTTTATAAATATGGGTAGTTTAGGACTATCACTAACAGATATTGATATAATCCTAAAAATAGCATTATTAATTATCACTATTGGATATACATTACAAAAATGGTATCTAATGAATAAAAAGAAATAATAACTAAAAAAAAAATATGTGTAGCGATTGTCCTATTTGCATTTTCTGTAATTCATAAAATATGAGATATTTTAATTACACAGAGTTCGACAGTCCTGATGAGTTAGGATCTGGTAAACAAATGTCGGAAAAGATTTTGGAGATGTTAGACTTAGCAAGAGAGAAGTTTGACAAACCAATAAAAATAACAAGTGGCTTCAGAACAGAAGCATACAATAAAGACCTTAAAGCAAGAGGCTACAAGGCATCTTCAAAAAGCTCACACTTAAAAGGACTAGCAGTAGATATACATTGCAACAACGCAAAAGATAGATTTGAGCTAGTAGATATTCTTTTAGATGTAGGCTTTAATCGTATTGGAATAGCTGACACATTCATACACGCTGATATAGATGAGGATAAACCCTCACACCTAATCTGGACTTACTAATGGAATTATTCGTAATACTACTTATCCCAAACGGATTAAACATAGGATTTTATTACTTCCCACCTACAGAGGAATATGACTTTGAGGAGATTAGTGTATATTTATTAATAGTACAACTTAAATGGAGATTCTATTATGAGTAAAAAGAAATTTAAAGACACTAGGCTAGGACAATTTTTAAGATCTAAAGGCAGTAACATAGCAGACTATGTAGGAGATGTATTGCCTTCTGAGGGATTATTAGGCGTTTTAAAGAACGTTATAGCTAAAGATAATACTCTACCTCCACAAGACAAGGAAGAAGCTCTTAAAAGGCTTGAATTTGATTTAATAGAAATGCAAGAAGTAACTAAGAGATGGGTAGCAGATTCAAAGGGTTCTAAACTTACTCAAAATGTTAGACCTCTTACTTTAGTTTTTTTAACTGTTGCTTTTGTTGTTGGATGGTTTCTTCAGATTGAAGAACTTGAAGTGGTTAAAGAACTTTTAACAATCGTTTTTTTAGCTTATTTTGGAGGACGTAGTTTTGAAAAAATCAAGAATCGCTAATACGTATTACAATACGTAACTATAGAACGTATATGTT